AAACTTGTATCTCTAAAACAGTACTCATTGTATTACGCCCTTTGTTAAGGCCGATACGATCTAAACCCTGAGAGCTTAGCCCGGCTCGGCAGTTAGTGGTACACCATAAGGGTAAAGGCGAGATACGACAAAGAGCAATTAAGACACGCGGGGCGGTTCATCCTCTTTTTTAGGTTTTGACTTAAGCCCGTTAGAGGCAAGGACGCCACCGAGGGAGCCGGTAAGAAATACGGTTAAGGTTGTAAGCAGGTCGATAAAAGCCCGGTCGTTAGGAGCTTGAGCACTGACCGGCTGAGTTACAAAGATAAGCGCGTAAAGCATCCCAAACACCGATAGCCCAAAAACAACAGCTAAGGTAACTCCGATAAAGACAATAAGGCGGGCGTGTAGATCCTCAGGGCTTAAACGGTTCATAGATTTCCTCGGGGATGAGGTCTTTGGTACACGTACCCACAACCTCGCAGCGTGGAGGTTTGCACTCGGGCTTACTCCAGTTTTCATATTCTTGGCACTCATACCTTACCCACCCTTGATAACCGCACCCCGATAGGAGCAACATCCCCAGTATCGCCCCTATCAGGGCTTTCATTAGTTGGACCCTATGCCGTATTGCTTTTCGCTTGGCGCTAGAGCTTTAAGCAGTGGACCTACTAAACCTGCGATAAACGCGTTAGCTAGTGTTTTTGGGTCTGTAATGCCTGAGAGGTAAAGGGCTCCCACGCAACTAACCGCAGCTCTAATATAAGAGAGTCCGGCAGCTTTGAGTTGTTCGCTCATTTTGTTTTCTCTTTTCTGCCCTTAATTGACTTGGTATAACACCGATACGGACGTAGTACCGGAGGCAACTACACCATATAGGCCCTCGTGGTCTCCCACTGGGATAGTTAGTTTATCTTTAGTGTCTACTAAGTAGCCGTTAGCGGTACTGACGTTTGAGCCCCCAATATACAAAGCATCATTAGTCGCGTGTAATAAAGCTGTTTGGTCTGCAATATCAGCCGGCACGATAACCGTAGGTGTTGTAGTTATAGTCACTTGTCTGCTTGTAGGCATTACTTAAGTCCTAACTTTTTAATGAGTTCAGCGGCTTTTGCCGGTGTAACTGCTATCTCAAAGTGCATTTCATCTTTACGGTTTTTGTAGTCCCCACCCCACACAAGGCCGTATTTCTTAGCGAGCGCCCGGATCATAGGGACCTTTTCAGGAGGGAAAGTACCGATTAAACCAAGTGCGTGTTTAGTCGCGTTGAGGTCTATAGCTGTACCCGAGCTATGGCAGCTGAGTTTGTCGGTGGTGCCCCGTACCATACGAAAGGCATAGCCCCAGTCATCGAGGGCACCTGCATCTAGGGGCTCGATGAGCTCGTGAAACTCAGCAGCAAAGGCAGCTAACAAAGGACCGCAGGCCTCAGCGCATCGCAGTTTAAGGTTTGTTCCCTCTACCTTGTAGCTTGTTATACGGATTTCGTCCGGGTCTTTTGAGGCTTGCCAGCCGTTGTAACTTGTAAGCACTAATTTACCTCCGGGACTATCCACGTGCAGGTTTCATCGTCAAAACCTGTAGCGTTATCGGGTTTAGGTGGGATAAAAGCATCTTTAATTGGATCGTAAATAAAACCCGGATAACTAGGGTAATTTTTACGTATTGTTTTGTTATAGCTTGTTTTAATCCACGTGCCACCTAAATTATCTATTAACCATTGGTAGCCTTCGTCACCGTTAGGGTCATTATTGTCCCCAACAGTTACGCGTAAAACTTTATTATCTTTATCTACTTCTGCCCAGTGACTCATACGGGATACCTCACTATAACTATGCCTGAACCGCCATTACCACCCGTGCCATTTACACCGCCGCCGCCTCCGCCTGTGTTTGTGGTTCCTGCGACAGCTGTACCAGCTCCACCACCGCCTGCGCCGCCTGCTCCAGCAAGTCCAGCAGCACCATAACCACCACCACCGCCTGCAATACGACCTCCCGAAGTAGCAGTTTGCCAACCTGCCGCCATTAAAGAGGAAATAGCGCTAAGCCAAGTGGAATAGGCATTTGATCCTGTACCGCCGTCTCCGCCTTGAGTACTTGCAGGGTTACTAGCACCACCGCCGCCAGCACCGCCGCCACCGCCGCCACATAAACCACTAGTTACATCTCCACCAGCATTACCTTGTCCAGCAGTTCCAGCTCCACCAGTATAAGTACCGGATAATCTCCGGCCAGCGCCACCACCGGAGCCGCCGCTAGATCCATTAGCTGAGGCGCCGCCCTGTCCTCCGGCCACCGCTGAAGTTAAACCTGTAAACGTAGTACCTGATCCACCACCGCCTACAACAACTGTATAAGAGCCCACTGTAAAAGTAGTCGCAGCTGTGTACACAAGTCCACCAGCACCGCCGCCTCCGTCTCGGCCAGCACCGCCGCCGGCAACCATAATTACTTGTCCTAGATTTGTGGATCCAGCTGTTACCTGAAAAGTGCCATTAGCACTAAACACGTGATATTTATATCCGCCGGACGTAATTGTAGAGCCGCCTGTAGCTGTTGGAGGTGTAACAGAAAAGGTGATAGCGGCTACATTGTTAGCGATCATTTAGGAAATACCACCTATGACGTACCAAGTATCAGTAGCTGTTTTAATACAAGCAGCTGATTTATATTGCGATAACGTAGGTGCTGCGGCTGTTGCACCTGAGGATAAAATAGTAGTAGTACCCGAAGTAACAGCCGAAATAGTACATATACCTGCGCCAATATTGAGCACCGTTATAACTGTACCAACTGGATGAGCTACTGAGGCATTAGTAGGGATTTTAAGTGCGTTAGCACTTGCATTATTCATAGTTACTAATACTTGGTATGAGTCCGTAAGGACTGTCGTATAAGTTGTACCTGTTTGTGCGTTGAGTGTATAGGCCACTAAGCCGTTAAACATCGCGCTGGTAAATACGTCACCAGTTGCCGCCGGAAATCCTGAGGCCATTTATTTACTCCTTAATAAGATAGTACGTTTACTCCAATTACACCATAGGAGCTATTTCCTATTATAAACCCGTCGATTACGGGTTCGAGCGTAGTTAGGACTGTTTTCCAGCTACCCGGCGTAATATTGTGCGCTGCGCCGAATACCTGCAAAGTTTTAGTGAGGGTTGAGCTACCCGGTTGATTTGTCGTAATCGTCACCGGGTCAAAATAATCTAGGGATAAAGCTGCCGTAATACCTGTATTGTAATTGTCCGTATAGAGGTCTAATTCGATAGCATCGCAGCGTATAGTTGTCTCGGCTCGAGAGGCTACATAAGCCCCCGCGTAATTAGCCGCCTCGGTGTCGGTCTCCATTAGTAAGTTTTGTTGGTTGTAACTATGTAAAAAATATTTTGTGACTGAGGCAGAATTAGTAGCTATTTGAGCCGTCCCGCCTGTTCGGGTAATACTTGCCTGATTATAAATTAAAGTATCGTCTAAACGCCAAACTGCGTTAGCGTATCCGATATCGCTACCATTATCATTAAATAAAGTAGGAGTAGCCGTTACGCTTGTAGTGCAGCTTAAACGGTCCTTAAAAGTATAGATACCGTTTGCATCTACATATAAAGCCCCATACTCGGAGGTTGTTACAGTCTGCATAGCATCGAGAGAGGTACGAGCTGTACCCGGGTCTGCCTGCATAGTGGTTTGTCCGGCACCTATTGACCGCATAGAGGTAGGCCAGCTAATAGCATCTAATAATTTACCAATACGAGCACCCGATAATTGCCCAGCCGTTGCTCCGGCTACTGTAGAGATTTGAGCATTTTGAGCTAATCTAAAAGCGTCCACGGCTTTTATAGTTGTATAAACTACGTCGTCTGCATTTCTAGGTGTTGTAGTTGTGTAATTTGTAATAAACCCATAGAAAATAGGATAATTAACACCCTGCCACGTTGCACTAATAATTACTTTGCGCATCGGATCTAATAATTCGTAATATGGACTAGCAGGATTTTGAGGGTTAAAATCACCGTTTTGGTCCACAATTCTTAAACTAAGAGTACCGGTCTGAAATTGGTCTGCTTGTGCGTTGCGACCTCGTTGGGTTTCGATACGATCTATTTGGTTGCTTACATCTACGACAACGCTAGCACTGTCTCCAAACACATTTACGTCTAAATGGCCTATATCAAAAGTCATAGTTTGAGCTACTGACGGCCCACTAGAAAAGTTAATAACAGCGTTTATAGTCGGGATAGCCATTAAATAGCTCCGGCATAAGTGGTCGAGCTACCAAAACGGTTTAACTCTTGTACGGCATTTTGTACTATGGCAGCGATTTGTTGGTCGCCTATTCCGGATGCGTAAATATTATATGTATCGCCGCCCATAGAGCCCATTTGACTTAAAGGGATGACCGCCTCGGGGCCCGCCTCACCAATAAGGGCCATAGTTGGATCTGTAACAATTCCACCCGTAGCCATAGTTGCAAAAGCATCGTTTTTAGCCAATTTGTTAGCTAAGGCTTGGCCGGTAAGTGTGGACTGATAAACATCCGGGCCTAGATAACTACCGCCTACATAATTTGCATTAGGAGATCCTATAGCACTAGTTGGTATTATTGTTTTAACGTTGGATAAAGCCAATAAAGCAGCTAACGCAGACTGTAAAGTATTAAGCCACTCCGCAAAAGGATTAGGAATATCGCCCAGACTTATCATTACGCCGCGTAGTTGTCCTAATAGAGCGGCATCTTGAGTTATAAGACTTGCATATTTAGTTGCTGCCTCTACATTTCCGGCGTTAATAGCATCCTCAAGATCGAGTATTTCGGTTTTAAGGCGGATACGTACTCGATCCTCCTCTGTTTGTTTATTCATAGCGGCAGCTGCAAGTTGGATACGATCTAAATCAAAAAGTTTTTGTGCCTGCGCTAGGACCGCGCTAGCCTTTTCTAAGGCTAATTTTTTCTGTGCCTCGGCAGCTAATTTTTTAGCATTAGCAAGTTGTACTTTTTGTGCGGCTGCAAGTGCCTTAGCTCTCTTGAGTGCCTCAACCTCAGCCTGTGCCCGTAACTTTTCTACTGCCGTTAAACTGTTACCGGTAGACTGGCCTGAGATAGTCATAGGGGTCTTAAATGGTCCGGGCTTTAATCGAGTAGCTTGGCCCAAACCTGCAAGGTCCTCGATAATCTGCCCGCCAAAAGCTATATAAAGATCGTGCCAAAACCCGGGCTCTCCGGCAATACTTGTTTTAGGTGTGATTTTATCTACGAGACTAGCTACGCCCAAAATAACATCTGCTGCAGTTTGGCCAAAAGTCTCCATAGCCTTAGTAGCGCCACCTATGCCAGCATCACCGGACAATAAAACAAAACTATCTACAAGGCCTTTACCTATAGTCTCTTGCATATTGTCGTAAGCGACTTTAATTAAACTCAACTGCCCAGCATAGGTACTTAACTGGGCTGCGTTTTGCCCGCTAAATTGTTTGTTAAGAGCTGTTTGTAATTCGATAAAAGAGGCGGTTTTTAATTCTGTCTGAGTTAAACCGAGGTTATATTTTCTAAGTCCCTTTGTATTACCGACATAAGCCTGAGCTATATCGTTTGAGACTCCTACCAAACTCTCACCGCTGCCCGCTGCAACATCGAGGGCTAAGCCTAAGAGCTCTTGTGATTTAGTAACGCTGCCTGTAGTAGTCAATAGGGCCTGCATAGCCGGCCTTAATTCACTATCGAGTACGCCCGAGGTCTGCTCTAAAGTAGATATATAGGATCTAACTCTTTGATCCTCAAAAGCTAGGTTTAAGTTACCTAGAGTTTTAGTAAGGGTAGCTGCGGCTTTATCATCTGCTAAAAATGCTTTAACGGATGCTTTACCAAACTTAACAACGGCGGCTGCCGATAAAGTTACGCCTACTGTTTTGGCAAGGTTTTTTACAGTTTTATCAAAGCTGTTTACGTCCTTGCGGGCTTTGCCTAAACCTTTGCCGTCATACTCTGAGGCAACACTAAATACTAAATTAGGTAGTGCCATTATGCGGCCCGTCCGTAACTACTCTTGTTAATTTTATTAAACTTTTCTATAGCTGTAGAGATAGCCGAGATAACCGCATCCTGCGCTTTACCGCGATCCTCATACGCTGCACGGAAAATAAGGCGACCGCGCTCCTTTTGTTTGTCTCCATACAAAGGACCCATACGGTTAATAAAATGATTACCTGCGTTAGTGTTATTGGACTTACTAGCTGGGTCGCCGCCCGGGTTCTTACGTCCAGCAGTCTCAT